CATAACCAGTAATAGCAGAGCCACCAATGTTAGATGGTGCGGTAAAAGACACATTAGCCTGTGTATCACCCGCAGACGCAGAGCCCCCCGTAGGAGGATCGGCAACCTCAAGCGGGTTATAAAAGCTGCTTAGAAACCCTGCTATGTAGCGCAGTGACATGGCAAACCACCTTAATCAGGAGCCCGTTAAGCGGAAATTAGCTCGTAACTGACTGTGTAGGTGATGCCACTTGCTGTGCCAGATGTAACCGTCAGGGACGTACCTTCCTGAAGATAAAGCTGAGTGGTCTTGTCTACCACAATCAGCGTAGCATCAGCAGGGACAGACACCGTGGATACAAACGGATAAGCCGTGCCACTAGACGGTGCGCCACCCTGCGCTACAGCGCCGTTGGTGTATACGCTGACCGTGCAGTCCACCGCAACAGTGCCGTTCACATTGGCGGCCACCAGACTGTTGATTTTCATCACAGTGCCAGAAGAAGCCGCATTTGGCAGCAACACCACAGCAGAAGTACCGCTGGGCGTATAGTACGTTGTGTTGCCGTAAATGCTGGATAATGCAGCAATATTCGGATTTGCCATGTCTTAACCTCCTAGAAACCGCCTAGAACCATAGCATAAGCTATGGCTTGTGCTTGAGTGGGGCCAGACGGTGCGGGTGTCTGGGAAACCCATGTTGTACCATCACTTGTTAGTACATTACCGCTAGTCCCCGGTGCAACCTCTTGAACTGCGGATGTTCCGTTGCCCAGTATAACATTATTTGCTGTTAAACTGGAGGCCCCTGTACCGCCATTTGACACAGCAAGAGTGCCGCTCAAGGTAAGAGTGCCGGAAGTGGTAATTGGGCCGCCGGTAAACGTCAGGCCAGTAGTTCCACCAGAAGCATCTACGCTGGTAACAGTCCCGTTATTGTCGGCATCAATGGTAATCGTGCCGCTGCCGTTGGTGATCGTAATCCCAGTTCCAGCAGTCAGGGTAGCTTTAGCAAGAGTATTGCCAGTGCTATTACCGATTAGAAGCTGACCGTCCGTATAGCTAGTCTGGCCCGTACCGCCATTTGCTACGTTCAGGGTTCCAGCCAGTGTCACACTGCCAGAAGTTCCAGTGCTTGGCGTAAACCCGGTAGTTCCGGCGGAGAAATCTGTAACACCCGTAGCAGGGGCGTCCTGCCAGCTAGGCAGACCACCGCTTACCGTAAGTAGTTGGCCATTAGTACCAACACCAAGATTAGAAAGAGTATCTGTAGCTGACCCATACAGCAAATCCCCCGTTGATGCAGAGGAAAGACCTGTACCACCCCGCGTTACCCCAAGAGTGCCAGATGTGATAGCTGACGTATCAATTGCAATTGCTGCGTTGGCGGCTGCTGTAAGCTGCCCCTGTGCATTTACAGTAAATGTGGCAACCTGACTGGCAGAACCATACGCCGCCGCGGAAACAGTGGTATTGGCAATGCTGAATACCGTACCGGCTAGGTTCAGGCCCGTACCAGCCGAGTAGGATACGCTAGAGCCAAACTGGATAAAGACAATATCTGTTGTTCCGACCGTAATGGGCAGAGGCGTTTGCTGAACCCAAGACGAGTTAGCGTTTGTAGAACCGCCAATAATGTAAACAAAGTCACCAGCATCAATCTGGTTAGCCCCAGTACCGGGTGTATCAAAGTCCGTAGCGCGGGTCAGGATAAAGGGGCTTGTACCATCACCTACCTGCGTAACCGTGTAAATGCCGTTATACGGGGCATTTGCTACAGTCTCGTCCTTAACCAGAATACGATTACCTACCGATGGGGTGCTACCATCTACCGACAGAGCCCCGTTGGAACTGGCCGTAATCGTAGCCCCAACGCCGCTGGAACCATTGTCATAGACATATGTAGGCAACGCAGCAGCAGTGGCGTACTCACAGGCATCATGGAAGTTTAGGCCAGAAGCTACTGAATCTACATAGTTTTTGTTTGCTATGTCAGTGCCATTTACCGGATCGGTACTGATTGTGCCTGTAGTCAGCGTAACAGCATTAATCGTGCTATTTGCTGCGGCAGTAAGCTGTCCCTGCGCATTTACGGTGAATGTAGCAACCTGATAGCTAGAACCGTAAGACGAAGCCGATACGCCGGTATTATCTATGCTGATCGTACCAGAAGATGTAATTGGGCCACCAGTCAGGCCGGTTCCAGTATTAACCTGCGTAACAGTACCGGCACCAGTAACCGTAAACCATACGGGATCAGTACCCAATCCCTGCGTCTGAAGCAACTGCCCCGCAGTTCCGGGGGTCAGTGCAGTCCAACCAGCAGACCCACGATACAGGATATTACCCCAGTCACTATTGCCGATCTGGGCGTCTAAAACTTGCGTAATCGTCTGATAATGGGGGTTAGATGATGCTCCCTGAGACACTACAAGCTGATTTGGGGATGCCGCAGCAAGAGCTTCCCAGACATATTGACCCCGATAGGCCAAATCTCCCTGCGTGGATCCAATAAGATCCATCACTTGAGAAACAGTAACATCCTGCGGATTTGCGGTGCCACCAGTGACATTAGCCTTAATTGTCTCCGCGCCCATCTGGGCCAGATAACTGTTGGTAACGCCGCTGCCCTGTAGCCCGATAGTCCCGGTAGTCGTGATAGGGCCACCAGAAATTGGGGCATCTGTATTGATCTGAGTGACAGTTCCAGACGTAGAATTAAGATCGGCAATGTCCTGTGTCGTAGTACGCCGAGATACCCCACCCTGAACAATTTCAAGTTCTTCTTGCCCGCTCAGGGACGTAGCAGCAGGTAGATTGGGTATCTGGATGTTGCTCATGTCAGCGGCCCTGTCTTTGGTACTTCCGTATTATTATACGGCAAGCCCGGATCATCGCCACCTATATCATCAGGAACCGTAATACTGGTACCCGGCTCCTCATTGAGGCCGTAAGGTGGTTCACCCGTCTGCTGTGTAACACGGGTGTTGTCGTCTTGGGTAATGCGTGTATTGCCGCCCGGAACTGGCAATCCAGTGACCGGATCTATCGTATTCTGGCCAGAAGTGGTCCGAGAATCGGTAGACGCAACCACAAAATCCTGCACGCGGGGGTTCATAATCGGCACCGGATCTGCCGGTACAACAATAGCCCGTAACTGCTGCTGCGGGGTATCATTACAAGTATTGCAGACCAAAATCCGCTTATTGATCAGAGAAGCACCAGCCCAGTCAAATTGCCATTGCAAATCAACGTGATTGTACCGAAACCCGCACCTGTCACATATGGCATGGGCTTGGGGATTTGTGGCGCTAGTTCTGGCCCTACCGGCTTGGGAAGCATATGCCATTCATGCCCCCTACCTGTAATAACCAGCAATTTGCGGAGAAATATACTGCTGGGCAGTCTCCACATTCTGGTCTGCTGCTATCTTGTATGCCTCATCAGATAGAGGCTTCATAAGTTGGACAAGCTGCGGATTCCAGATCCGAGCCAGTCTTTCAGCCAATCCCGTAGCAAAGGCATCTAGCCAAAGGTACGGAATCTCTACATTCTGGCCACCCTGAAGGTTGGAATCCTGTATCTGACGCACCCGATAATACTTCAGATACTGGGCACTCGTCCCATCCGGGACCGGCCAAAGCGTCACAGTCGGGGAAATCAGACGGTCAAACCAGAAGGTTGTCGTGAAACCCTGCTGTTCCTTATTGGGATAACTGGCGTATTCAGTGCGGCTAACCGGCAGGATAATCCTATCAATTGGATCTCCACTGCCATTGTCGGTTTCCATATAGGCGTCCAGAATGACAACCGTATTGGAATCAACATTATAGGTAGCCTGTCCAGCCACCAGCGGAACAGTCACAAGATCCACCGCCCAGAGATTTACACCTTGGTTACTAAATCTGGAAAGGAGCATATTAGAAGCCATACGAGCGGCTTCAAGATGTTCTTGCGTTATCGCAGATGGCCGTATGCCTATTAGATTATAGGCATAAAGCGTTATTTCTCCTAAAGACGGATTGAAGTTATACGTTCCAGAAGTCGTCAATTGGTTAACTCCTTCTTTTTCAAACGCAATTTTTCTTGCGCGGCTCTTCTGGCAGCACTCCACGGCTTACCTTTGTGAGCGTTGCTCAAAATTTGTCGCGTTTGATCTAAAACAATTTTTCCCTTGTGAGATTCACTAATTTTCTTTTTATGACTATCAGATAAAGGATTTCCGCGTAGAGCGTCTGCCTTTTTTTGTATCGCCTCACCAACGTAAAAGCATTCGTCTCGGTCAAGACGCCAATGTTCATAAACGTAGAAATTACCGCTAGTAGTCAATGTAGACTCCTATCAGCGTGTACCGGACTGCTGAACGTACAGAGTTACCGATCCAGCACCGGACGCCACGTTAATCCGAACCCCACGGCACGGTACCGTCAGTGAGACAGCGCCAGCCGCTGTAAGGCCGGAGGAAAACCAGTTGGCCGTTGCAGCATTGAAGTCCGGGGACATCGGATCATCAAAAGTGTACTGAATGGTGAATACCGGGGATCCAGTAACCACCGCGCCAAGGCCCACATTGAAGGGATTGGTCATAAAGCTGACAGCCGCAACAGTGCTGGTACCGGCATTAGTCTGAGAAAGCGTAATAGGTTCCGCAATCATAGCTATTTCCCTTTCGCCCTAGCAGCGGCCACGTTGTCCACCAAGTTAGGGTATGGCCTACCGGCTGCCCTTGCTTTGGCCTTAGCAGACTTCACCTGCTGCTTATTCAGATGCTTCACTTTAGCATCTTTTGAGGCATCTTTCTCCCAAAAAGGTTTGTCAGACATCTAACAATCCCACTTTCTAAGAGACTTATTGATCCGACTATCGGGATCAGCCGCAGCAGAGGAACCCGTCAGTTTCTTCTTTACGCCTGTCATTCTAGCACAGAATGAGCGTCTGCGTCCTGCATCCATCTCACTTTTCTGCGCCTGTTCACGAGACACAGGAGGCTTTAGATCATGCCCTTCAGTCCGAGCCGAAGCCCGTCCCTTGGCATTTAAGCCACCTTCTGGGTTTTTACCTTCAGACCGCTGCCAAGCAGGGGATCTAGCCATCACTTCCTCAATTGCAATACGGGGGCACTGAGGCCCCCGCTGCTCTTTTACCTTGCCGTGGGAGGGGGGTACGGCTTAGTAATTAGAGGCTTTGCCGCGTGGCGCCCCTGCCGCAGCAGAGGAGAATACGCCGCCACCGCTCTTACGAGGCTTACGGCCAGCATGTGCCTTGGACATTACGCCCTCAGCCTTCATGTCAGCCTTACCGCCGCGCTTGAAACCGTTGGTTCCCTGCATGGATTCCTTGGCAACATCACTGTCACCACCGGCATATGCAGTGTGCTTCATTGCACCAGTTTTTGGAGCTTTACCCTTCATGTGAACCTCCTATGGTCCTTAGATATTGTTAATGGCCTGAATATACTGGACAGTCAGCCAGCCAATACCGTCGCCAGTATTGGTAGAGGTGATTGTTATCTTAACGTCAGTGGTACCAACATCAACCCAGTTACCCGTCCGAGTAGCGTCAGCACCCGGAGCAGCAGCAACGATACCAATCGTACCGCCATCTACCGCAGCCGCAGCAGTCAGGGCCGTAGCAGAGGCAGTTGTACCGATGCCAAAAGTAGAAGCAGCGCCATTCCAAGCAGTGGACACATTCAGATCAATTGCTACGATCTGACTGCCCGCCGGAATAACAATGCTGGTTGCTGCGCTAGCCTGGTCAACTGCGCTTGTCTGAGCCATAACAACGTAGCCGACATTGGCTACGTCAGTACCAACGGTAGAACCCGAGGTATTGAGGATGTCACCGGCCTTGATAGGGCCAGAGAATGTTGACGTTCCCATTGGAACCTCCTGCACGATACATTCACACAGTCTATGCAGAGTCCGCTTGGCCGGTCTGCGTGAACTATACACCAAGTTTTTCTAGATTTTGCCTCTCCGATGTATGGGTTAAAACCACAACACCGGAGAGACTGTTTGTTACAAGTAGTATCTGTTGATAACTGCCCAAACACCTGATTTTAATCAGGACGGGAAGCTACCATAGATACTCCTAAAATTATAATGCCCGAAGCTGTAGCGTTCGTAACCCTTAACCAGAAGGTTATCGGTAACAAAATCTACCTGCATGTCGGTTTCAAACTTCACTCGTTCCATATAGGCCAGACCATCAATGTTGGTCAGCAGGAACCAAGCCGTAGCAGAGGTCAGATAGTCATTGACCATGTAACCTTCTGGTAGACCGCCTGCTGTGCCCTTAATGGCGTTGACATCGTTGTCCGCAGTACCCGGACGCAGTTCAGTCTGCGTAAGACGGATAGCAACCGGCTCAAGTGCCGGGGGAACAACCAGACGACGACCGCGGGCAAACACCTTCAGACCAGCCTGATCTTTGAAGTTGGTACGGATGCTAATCATGCCGTTCAACAGGGTAGCCTCGTTGAGATCTACGTCCGTTGTCGGGCGGTTAGCAACAGTGCCACCATCAATCGGGTGATCCGTGGCGATAAGTGCCTTGCCGTCACCACCGATAGATGCGTTATAGGTGGTTGCGGTGTTCAGCACGTTAGCGCCGTAGATTTCCTTGGTCTGCTGGAAAGATTCAATCAGACCGAGGTTAGACGGTGCAAACTGGGACTTATACAGGTTGTCATCAATGGCTTTGCGGGTGATCGCATAGCCCAGAGCAATTTCTGTATGTTCCTGATTGTAGACGAAACGCTCACCAGAAGCGTTATCAAAGGCCGTCTGGCCGCCTTCAGTTTTTAGCTGGGCGAGGCCGAGGAACCGCATTTCTGCGGTGCGTTCCAAAGCCATCTTTGAATCGTGCTTGGTGAAGATTTTATCGTACTGTGAAGGGATCTGCTCGTACTTGCCCTCAATGCCACGAAGGCCGGGAAGAAGCAGATCACGAATAGCCGAAAGATTAACAGCCATTGTTTAATACTCCTCTTAGCCAACACTAAGCAGTTGCTTAGTAGAGACATTGTTAAAGGCGACGATAACATAGTTATACGCGCCAGCGGCAGTTCCCGGACCACCCGGCGGGTCGGTCACAAGACCAACGAGACGGAGCGGCAGGGTGTTAGTGGTCGTCGGAGTGACGGAAATATCAACATAAGCACCAGAGATGCCCGTGCTGGTATTGCCGGTGCCGATTGCGTACTGGACGTTAGCGTTAACGTCACCAACTACTGCACCAACAGAGGAAGAACCACCCACCTGCGCAAGGAACTTGGCATTAGGATCGTTCACGATGTAGCCAGTAACATAGTTACCAGAAGCTACGTCACTACCCGGCCAATAGTTTGACCAAACAGTGCGCTTCTGAGAGACCGACAGGTACTGACAGCCGACAAAGATACCAGCAATCTGGTCAGTTCCGGGCGAACCCTGAACGACATGGCCAGTATTGTCTGGGTTTACGGGATCGCCGTAAAAGATGTTCGTGGCATTATAGGCAATATGGACAGTCACCTGTTCGTAGGTGGGTGCCGATCCCGTACCGCTATACTGCCGGAAACCGAAAGGCGCATTTGTGTTTGCCATCACGGAACTCCTTTAGAGGTTGATTGGGGTTTGGTTCTTCCACACCGGGGGAAGAATTTTACCGCGCACCGGGGCAGTAAAATGAGCATTGTCGTAGCAATACTATATGCAACTTATTCAGATATGTAAAGAGCCGCACTATGGCGGCTCAATACAGGCTATTTCTCCGGGATAGGCATGGGCTCATAGCCCTTTTTAACCTTGGCCAGAGAAGAATCCTTATTGTTGCGCTCAAACTGTCCGGGAGGGGCAGCCGATAGCTGTTCTTCCTTGATCGTAACCTGACCACGGGCACGCTGCCGTTCCAGCCTACGGGCCTCCTCGGTGATTACCTTGGGGCGTTCCATCAGGATCATGCCCTTACGCTCAATGGTCCGGCCTTTCCAGTCAGCGCCCATCAAAGCACGGTGATCATGGTCCTTATTGACGTTTACAGGATCCCAACCCATCCGAGCAAGGGATGTCTGGTATCCTACGTCCTCCTGCCCCATGACGGTCTTGCGCTTCCACTCATACGTCCAGCCGTCTGGGATCATTTTCGGGTTAATCCTGAACTCATCCACCCCATCGTCTAGGGTATCAATGGTTCCCATGATCTCAGCAGCACGCCGCTGGGCACGGGCTAGATCATCCTCACGCATGGGCTCTCTCATAGGCTGACGCATGGGCCTTGGTGCTGGATCCGCAGCAGAAACGGTAATCTCCTGCCCAAAATCCATCGTCTCCGCTACCGAATCAACGGTCTGTAGAACTTCTTCCTTCTTCCGACGCCCACGCCGACGCGGTGCTTCACTGGTATTGTCTGTCATTTGATCCCCCTTAGTGGATTTTGCCTTCTTTACGCAGTGCAACCATGTGCTTTGCGTACTCTTTGTCATCCATACCCATCATCTGGGCCATTTCACGCTGTTCAGCCGTTAGTCTTACGACGTTTGGCCTAGAACCTGTGCCATTACCGCTCCGAGACACGGGCGCAGCAGGAGGAGCACTCCTACGCTGGACTGGCTTGGCCGCGGCAGAAGTAGCATCCGGCTCCGTTTCATGTGAAACATTCCGAGCGGGCGCATCTATGTCCAAAACCCGTTCAATGGCTCGGAAATAGTCATCCGTATCAGGCTCGTAGCCCCTAGAAACAATCAGATTGTGCGCTGAAATCATCTGATTGGTCATTCTGGGGTCACGGGCATACTCAGGATTGCGCCGAACCCAGTCCGCAGACCGAGGAGACAGGTTAGAAGCAAGTGCTTCCACCGGATCGTCAGGCACAGCAGGAGATGGAGGTGCCGGAGGGGGTGCTTTCTGCCTCCCTTCCATACTGCTACGTCCATTTTCTAGCTGATTTAGCTTAATCAGGTTCTCAGAAACCGATTGCTGGATCTCTGCGGCCTTATCGTAGTCCCCAACTGACATTGCCTCACTCAAATTCATCCGAAGGATTTCATTGTCACGAGTTACAGTGTCAATTGCGTTCCGAATCAGGTGAAGGTTTACGTCATCCACCTCATTACCGGCCTGATAAGCCTGATTTGCGGCCTCATGAGCCCGTCTTTCAGCCTCAACACGGGCTCTACGCTCGTATTCCAGCTTCTGTTTCAGCTCTGCTATGCCATCTTCGGCTTTTAAGATGCCAGATTCCTGTTCTTCAGGCTCATCTGGCTCATCTTCAGCCGCAGTTACCTCAATTTCTACTTCTTCATCCTGTTTTTTGTCATCATCCGGGATTTCAAAGTCAATTTCGGCCTGTTCTTTTTTCTTATCCATGACGCTCTCCATCAATATGCCATGTCAGGATTGGGAACGCGGCCCTTGGTAGCCACATCTTCCAATATTCTGCACAAAACGCCGTTGATGGTGATGCTCCACCCATCAGACGGACGGAAAATCAGCCAGTCATGGTCATTGATTTCCACGTCTTTGAACCAAGTATCCGTATCGTCCTCAAAAGCAGAGTTGCCAGCCTTTACCAGCAAACCCACTTTGGACTGATACCGATCCTCGTCGGTGGTTTCATGGGGTAGGAGAATACCAGATTTGGTGCGCTGCGGTCTGATATACACAGCAAGAAGTATCTGGTTATTAAAGATTTCTAGTTCTGAGATGTCCCCCAAGTCATTAAGCAACTTCTGCTTGGGATCTACATCATGTTCCATAACCATGTACGGCATTTTTCCCCTCACTTTAGCTACGGGACTTCTTAGAAGCCTCCGTTTCTGCCACTTCAACAAGCTCAAGAGCCAGTTTCAAACCAGCTATCTTGCCAACTTGGTGGCGATATTCACTAAAGTCAGGCGTACCGTGGCCGTTAGATAAATTCTCTTTCAGTCTCTCAATTTCATATTCAATCAGTTCAATCAACTCAGCCTTATAAAGCCCGTGTTGAGTAAACATCCCCACCCTCCAAGCCCTCCTAAGATAGGGGGACAAGAACCATTTAAGCTCTCATCCCCCTAATTGCTAGTGGAAGGCAACTAGCAAGCTACTTAATGCGCTTCTCCAACTCGGTTTTCTGCAAACGGCCTACGCCGGATCCAGCACCAGCAGTCAGATCTTTTACTGAACGCACTGTACGCCCACCACGCTTGCGCGGCATAGGCATCCCACCCGGAACCGGAGGAGCGCCCATACCCGGAGGCATCGGAGGCATCCCCGGACCTGCCCCCGGCATACCACCCGGAGGCATACCCATAGCAGGAGGGGCACCAGCGCCGCCCGGAGGCATACCGCCGGGGTGCTGACCCTTCGGGGAAGTCTCAATGTTAATCAGGATATTGGTGCCGCCACCTTTCTTATCTTTCTTGTCCTTCTTAGGCTTCTCACCGCCCATCATGCTGCTAAGGAGCCCACCATCCTGTTTGGCGATACGGCCACCAGCATAACGCGCAGCCCGTCCACCCTTCTTCAGGCCCTTGGACGATTCCTGCTCATCATGTTTGTCGTCCATCTTGGAGGATTCCCACTCCTTCATGGACATGCCGTGCTTCTTGGCCAGCTTCTTATCCTGCTTTTCATCTTCAGCAGAACCTTCCCACTTGGCCTTACCGCCCTTCTTCATCGGGCTAAGACGCAAGCCACGGGACTGTCCCTGACGCAGCAGGGAAGTAGGAACCCCAGCGTTTGGAGGAACCATCGGCCCACCCATCTGCTTCTTGGCGCGGCCACCAGATTTACGTCCTCCCTCAATCCGACGAAGATTTTCACCTTCATACAGATCACTGGCATCAGGCTCATTAACTACTGGACCGGGCAAATCCCTCCGCTTGCTTTCCAGTTCCCTACGAATCCTATTGCTGCGAACCATTTCTTCAATTTCGGACTGCGGAGGACGCGGGGGAGGAAGGGGCATAGAACCGCCGCCCTGCTTCTTAGCACGGCCACCCTTCTTCATGCCGCCAATATGCTTGATGCCTTCACGCTCCTCGTTGGCATCTTTGCGGTTCATATTAGCCTTGGCATTTGCAATGTCCTTAGCTTCTTCCTTGTCGTTCTCTACCTTGCCACCCTTCTTGTAGTGGCCAGCAGCGCCGCGCTTAGGCTTGGAAGCATTTTCCTGCCTACGCTCAATGGCTTCCTGTTCCTTGGTAGACGGACCAGACTTGCCACCGGGCATCGTAGCAGGGCCATAGTTCACCTTGCCGCCCTTCTTCAGGCCAAAAGCACCTTCCGGCTCACGGGTAGCGCGGGCAACATCACGGCGGCCAGTCATGCCCATGTCCATGTCAGCCTCTGGGCCTTCGGTCATGCCAAGCTGTTCGTCCTTGCGGTCGTCATAGCCCTGCGGGGCCATAGCAAGCATATCTTTCTTCTTCTTCCGAGGCTTACGGTCAGCCCGGACCAGAGCGGCAGCCCCAGTAACTTTGCCACCCTTCTTATAGGCGCGGCGGCTGATCGGGCGCATACCCGTCTTAACGTCAGCATTTAGCTTTGCGGGGGGCGTCCAGTCCGAAGAATCAACCTTTTCGTCCTTCTCACCGGCAAGTTTACGGGCTTTTGCCTTCATGGCATCACGGCCCTTTTTAGCCATTTCGTACATAATGCGCTCCTAGCTAGGATACCGGGCGTCCCCGGAGTTGCCTTAAAAGGGGTCCAGCACCGGGCAACCTCGGCGCAGAACCAGAAGATACCATAAGTGCCTTGTTTGCGATAGGGGATTGAGAAACAGGCAGTTGCCGCCTTTTGACGGGGGCCGCAGCAGGAGGAACCTCTCCGCCGTCAGCAAAAGCTGTCTGCCCTCTCAAAATACTTTCCCGCATTTTAGGGGTTATATCAAGAGATTGAGCGTCTACTTCAGCAATACGACCCCTACCAATCTTTGCATCCTTGTCATGCTTACTGGCAAGTTTCTGCAATGCTTTGGGTACTATCTTATCGTAGTAGTCTTTCATACCCTCGCCGCCGACTGCCAGATCAACCCCAGATATGGATTGCATCTTGCTCTGCTTCGCGGGCACCGCGCTCACCATCATGCTGCCCTTCACGCTGGGATACTTCGCCTTGAATTCAAGCATGGCCGCGTGAGCGGCTTCCTTCGTCGGATAACGCTCCGACCGGTTGCCGCGGGTGACATTGTAGAAAATAAACCCTGCATCGTCGGGTGCCGGCGTGTCGGTCATCTTCTTCGCGATGTCCTTGCCGAGTAACTCCTCCACCTCCTCCGGCTTCATCTTCAGCTTCGTCATGATCTCTTCCCCATCTTTTTGGGGATACACATTGTACGTGCCGTCGGCGTTGCGCATGTACCGCACTTCATCAACGTGCTGCGACAGGTCGTACCGCTTCGCCTGCGTCGCGCCCGGCGTCCACATCAACTTGTCGTAGCCGCCGTTTGCCGCCTCGGTCAGCGCCCGCTTCAAACCCAGATCAGTCCAGTGCTGTGTGTTGGTAACGTAGGGTGCGGCTGGAATGCCATCAGCCTTGAACCCCTTCTTGCGTCCACTCTGCGCCCAGTCGCTCTGCAATTCCTCGAGGTGGAGGATCTTCTCGCCATTCGGACCAGTGCGGTCAGCCAGTCGCAAGTGCGCGACGACGTTCGGCTGGTCCCAATGGGTGGATTGAAACCCGCCTTCATAAGTCACTGCAGGGTCTTGGCGCACTGTGCCGTTGACTGCTGCCGCGCGTTCAGCAGCACTGGCGGCATTATCGTATGTACCGTCAATGTGTCCGTCTGGTCCCACCACTTTGAATTGTGGCAATTCATTCTTGGTAGGCGGCAACCTCATCAGCACTTCGCGATAATTTTCACCACCGGGAAGCGTATATTCACTATATTTAGGAGTGCCCTCTACTCCATAGCCCGGATCTTCTCCCGCAGCTTGGTTAATTCTGTCAAATTCATCCCAGTCTCCGCGCTGTACCGCAGCAGCAATGGCATCATCCCATTCACGAGTTGTCTTATACGGAGACGAATTGTTTTTATTTGATAAAATTGTTTCCTCAATCTTCGGCATACTCTGCTTAAAGTGCTGCGCTATCTCATCCCGTGTAACACTTGGACGATCTGCAAACGCCTCATCATATCCAGAGTTTTCTATCTCAGCGGGCCTCACACCGGCATTACGCAACATGGAATTAAACTGCTGTGGCGTACCCTTCGCCTGCGGGAAGTTCTGGGCAGTCTCTGCTGCGTGACTATAAAAGCCCATAGGAGATAGATCTCTTTGGGGCTGCTCAGGCTCCTCACCCTTGGCTGCACCACCGTCAGCAAAGTAGCTTTCAAAACCCCAGCCACCAAAGCCATCCCATGAATTGCCGCCATAGCCCAAGTTAAGGCCAGCGTTGGAGTAGTTATTCAAATCAGTGCTGAATGTGGTCAGGCCACTGGCACCGCCAAGATCCCCGCTGCCGGAGAAGCTGCCATAATCACTGGGGTTTACCGACAGATTGGTGAATACGGGCATGGACTTGTAATCGGTATCCAACCCTACGGTGTAGTTGTCATAGTTTGGCGTATAAGAAGAAACGTCATCAAGAGGAGTAAACTCATACGCGCCAGATGGTTCCGTAGGCTCAACGGCATGGAAATTTATTGCCAGATCATCCGGCCTTGGAGGAGGAACCGGAATCGTACCCGGTGCGCTAGATCCTACATCTGGGGGGCGCACTGGAGGGACAGGAGGGATTTCATAAAACTTGGCCAGACGGTCTGCCTCGTTGCCGTAGATGAAGAAGCTATGGCCGCCAAGCTGATTGAAGTTAGACAAGTTAGTCCCAGCCCGCTCTGCTACGCGCCGGTTGTAATCCTCAGATGCCTTATTGAAGTTTGTGATGTTCTTATAAGGTTCCAGAGCATCCTGCATGTTGCCTTGCAGGTAATTGGTGGCACGGTTCCAAGCCTCCGCAGCAGCGTCAGCATCCGTCTTAACGCCAAAACCGCTACGGGCTTCCCCATACATCATAGCAGCAAGATTGCGGGCATCGGCCCCAGAAAACTCACCCATAGACCCAGTAATCGTACCCGGCGCAATCTCATTGTTCTTCAGGTAATTATCAATAGCGTTCTGGCTATTCTGGTTGTAGCCCAGATACTGGCCCTTCTGGGAAACTATGTCGCCAATAGGCTGTCCCTGCAATAGTGATCTGTTGTAGGCGGTCTGGGCTTCCAGATAACCAGCAAATGGCTGATAGGAATCATTAGTCGCGGACTGACTGCTACCCATTGAAGAATCATAGAAGTGCGGCATCAGATCATTGTAGGATAGATCAGTGCTATCCCAGTAGTCTAAGCCACCGGTATCTGCTTCTCGGCCTAGCTGGGTTTGATAAATATCCTGTATCTGTTCTCTTGTAGCAGGGGCAGACGCTGTATCTGTATCCGCTACAACAGCCCCCTCAGGGGCAGACGCTGTATCTGTAGCCGCTACAACAGCCCCCTCAGTGGCATAGCCTACGCGGCCACCAGCCTCACGAGATGGGTAAGCCGTTCCAAACACATGATTACCAATACGGATAGCCGTCCCATTGTCATACATGCGTCGCAGCCAGCTTAAACCACTTTTGTTGCCTCTTTGTGCAACAATTGCAGGGTTCTGGAAGTTAATTGCCCCCTTTGTGGGATCAGCAATATCACCGCTAATAACACCATCAACGATAGCCCCAACACTCTTGTACAGAGGCGATTCGGGGTTAATAGACATCAGGCTCTTTGCCCTTGTCATCCACGGCTCAAACTGCTTGGGAGCAAATAAAACGCTTTTAATATTGTCGCCCCATTTACCTGTATTCAAACGGTTTTTTACAACATGCGCAACAGCAGCTTTTCCCGCCTCTGGCTCTCTTGCTGCTTCTCCAATAACAGTTCTGATCATCAAGTCCCGATCAGACGCACCGCCTATCATGTTCTGCAAAGAAGCATAACTCATGACAGGGGCAGCAGCCGCACGGGAGCCAGAGACAACGCCCTTTGCTACGGCAGCAGGGGCCTTGGCAGCCTTCTCCATAGCAAGCATGGCATTGGAAGCCCGAACAAAGTCAGCCGGATCTTCAGACTGATTGTACCGTTCCCACGCCTGTTTGGCCGCAGCACGCGCCGCATCGTAGGCTCTGGTATCCGGCCTAGCCTGTGGGCGTACAACAGATGGACGAGTACCAATCCGTCCGGGACCAACATCTTGTGCCTTGGGTAATGGCGCAACTGCTGGGGCATCAGGACGTGGAAGCTGATAAAAATCAGGCCCTCCAGCCTGTTCTGGTGCAGTAGCCGCCACTTTGTTCAGTGGTCCAGCCCGCAGAGGGGACTTCCCAAAAACTGCAAAGCTGGTGCCACCGGGCATATCTACTTCTGCATCCGTAGCAGGGACAGGCTCGGGCTTCCCAAGCTGATAGAAGTTAGGATCGTCAAAGAGAGATGGAGTAACAGGCTCATCCCCCCTTGGCATATTCCTCATTGTCTGGCGCATCCGCATAGCCCCAGTCGGCTGGAAGCCACTTTCTATAGAACGCGGTGCATCGGCCAAATCTCTGCGGGAATAAAGCGTATAGTCCTCATCCTCGGCCATTGGCTCTGGGCCAGTCAAAACCCTGTAATCCTCCGCAGGCCCACCATTATCAAACCCAGCACGGGGACGGATGCCGCGGGCAAGTTGAATAGCGCGGAGAAGTTTGGGGTTCGGCATCAGCCTTCTTCCTTCAGGTTCTGGAGGAACTCAGGAGTGAGATACTTCTCTACCAATGGGGCAGCTTCAGGGTGCGCAGCCAGATCCTGAATGATCTTAGCAAGAGCAACACGCTCCCGGCTCTCCCTCTCAGCATCCCGGTTCAAAGCATCAAACTGAGCATCAGCCTGACGGATTTCCATCTCCTTCAGCTTCATCTGAGTCAGCATCTGATCTGTAGGATCAACCCGCTGGGACGCTACCTGATCGGCCCGGATCTTGGCTATCTCGTTCTCAGCACGGGTCTGATCGTACATCATCCTAGCCTGTGCAGTCTGCTGCTTGATATCAGCCTCCTGCTTCTTGATATACAGTTCACCCAACCGAGCCATGTCAATCTGCTGGTCAGCCTGCAACTTGGCCTGATCAATAGCCAACTTGCCGTCAGCTTCCTTAGACCGGGTATCCGCGTCCTGCTTCTTGATCTGCATGTCAGCCATGGCGGCCATCATCTCAGGCGGCGGTGCGTTCCTCTGCTGCGGAGGTGCAAAGAACTGCTCAGGATTGTTCCAGCCCATTGCCTGCAACGCAGCAGTGTCAATGGCAACTTGATTGTACATCCTTGGGTTGCTCTGCTGTAGCTGCTTCAACCCAACAATCTTCATCAAACGCTGGCTATGGCTGGCCGTATTAGGATCAGCCTGCGGGACCAGATCACAGTCCTCCAACGCCGTCAGGAACGTCTGCTCATCCCACTCATACGATGGTTTCTGACACCGCTGCCAGAAGCTCTCAGGGTTCTCCTTGAACGTCCTGACGATCAGTTCAAACTCTCGGGCCTGCGCACTGTGCATCCGCTTATGCACCGCGTTCATCACCTTCATAGCCTGATCAATCATAGCAAGAGTGGTACCGACAGCCGCATCAGCCCTGCCCTCACCAACCTGCTGCTCTGACGTTCCACCGATCCGCATACCCGTCTGAGCCATATTCTCCACTAGGCTCATCAAAGCCCCACCGGGCTCCTTATACGGCAGCGGCATCACCGCTTGGTTGATCGGCATACCACCAGTTTTAACAAGTGCGCCTCCGCCCGGAGGAACCCTAAAGATATTCGTGTTCTGGCGGGCTCCGGTATCAGCCATAAGAAAACCGGGGAAGTTAGCGTACATGCCTGCATCAAGCATCTCACGCCACGCAGCAGTAATAGCATTTGTTGTGTTCCCCAGAATGTGAAGCAAACCAATGTCATAGAAGCCCAAGCCCGGAACAAAGGTATACTTTACAAAGTTCTCCCTAGCCTCGGGCAGCTCCTCGTTCTCGTCGTAGTTCCGAACAATGCTCAGGATCTCCCGCGTGCTGCTATCCAGCGTCACACGATACGGGATCTCAAGCCCGGTTTCCTTGCCCTTAAACCGATGCTCAAAGCCTGCAATGTCAAGTTCACAATAGCACTCGTAGATCTCCCGGTCCCGGTCATCAGGATTGGACACGCTCATGGCAATGCCTTGAACCGCCTTCTCCTCACGCTTTACCGCATCCAGATCGGCAGCCTTCGGAGTACTCAGGTCCGTATCCCGGTAAACCCCAAGCAACTGCAACCGCTTGATGGTGCTGGGCCGCATATACGTCCGGTGCGTTACACGCCTGGCGTTCCGAAGATCCGTAGCAGAGTTGGTCACTATCAGGTCGTCCGCATCCACAGTCTCACTGACCGGGCGATTTCGTAACGGACAATAGTAAACCTTCTTAAACGCCGTACCCCCAAAGCCCAACATTAACAGCATCCTGTCAGTGTCAGGGTAATACTCAGTAGCAACAGCCGTCAGGTAATGGTTGATATCCCGCTCCAAGAAATTGGCGAGATTATCTTCCTGCGGCGTGGAGTTGTTATCGTCATTGCGGATCTTCACCGGGCCATCGGTCGGCAACAGCTCCGATCTGGCATTGGCCTGAAACCGCAAACAGGCTTCTAACAGCAATGGATGCCGAACCTTGCTCATGCCCTCAACCGGCGCACCGTCACCAGCGCCACCGATCCCCGGCACTTCCAGCTTCAGACCGAGCAGCTTCAGACCCTGCGCCCGATCCTCAATCCACTCCTTGCGGCTCTCCAAGTCATCGGAAATCCCGCGCATCAGATCGTCAGCAATCCGGTGCAGCTCGTAGGCTTCTATGTCATTGACAAGATTATCAAACCAACCCTGCTTGGCCTTTCCAGCCTGCTCAATCGGCTGTCCGTCCAGTGAAACAGAGATACTACCGTCAGCATGTTTAATGGTCAGGACATTGCCGTCCATGTCCAGCTCAGGGACATCGGCACCCTCGTCGGCATCCTCAATGATAATATCGGCGTCAGACTCCTGAGCCGCGCCGTTCATCAAGCCTTCTTCAGGCAAACGGATATTAGGTGACAGGCCCGGTGTCATCGCCATTCTGATTCTCCGCAATTAACTGCGCTATCTCGTCCTCAAAACGGCGCAGCCCCTCCTGCGCAGCTAATGTATCAGATTTAGCCGTGATCGTATATATCCGCACATAATCATGCGGTGGTTCGCCCCAGACTTCAACGCGCCATGGGCTAATGCCGCTGCCGTTCACTACTGACAACTCAATCTTGTCCACAACAGCGTGGGCCAATATCCGTTCCATCTTAGTACTCAAATTGGATACAAGGGATCAGGCAGATCGCCCTGATGAAGCCTGCTGGCCTCAATCCCTGCTATGCGTTCAGTGGCCCGTTCCAGCAGCCCAATGTCCCGGAGATGCCGCAAGGCCATGCTCACGGTGTCCACCAAGTCATCGTGCTTGCCCTTCGGAAAGCTGGCCGTCTGGGTGATCACCATATCAGACCATTGGCGGTCTGGCGAATAGATCATTCCCTCAGCAAAGAGATGCTGGATGGAGTAAAGCCTAGCCAGCTTGTCCTGCGCTCCGGGGTTGATTAGCTGCACTGCCCATTTCTCATGGCCGTAGAGCCTGCGGATTTCCTGAGCAACAGAATGACCGGCAGCCTTATCTTCTATCAGCAGACGATCCACCCGCATCTTGCGGCATGTCTCGGCTACCTTGGTCACGAGATCGTGAAGCTCCAGCCTTTCCTGCCACGCCGACATCATCATCAGCTTGGGCGCACCCTCAACATACTGACGCTGGACCGCTTGGATTTGGCCGTCCCGGTCTATGGCTCGGTTGGCAATAGCCACGTTGCTAACGTCAGAGAACACGCCCCACACGGTTAAGGCCGAGAAGTCATTCTCTTGCTTGGTGGTGTAGGCCGTATCCAGACTGGCCACAATGAAGTCCATTGGAGGATAGGCGCTCTCCTCCCAGAGTTGCCACCAGTCTCTTTTGATAACACCACCGCCCGCAGGCTCGGGACGCTGTTGAAGCTGACCAGCCGCAGCAAAGGGACCAAGCTGCCTCTCAAGGATGTCAACCTCTGCTGTACCCATACGGTCAGGCCAAAGAAGTTCACCGGGCTTCTTCCGCGGATCATCCCAGCCGATCGTAGTGGTGAACGCCCGTTCCGGCTCATACTTCATCGGCAAACATAGGTGCGTCCAATCTCCGACATCTTTTGACAAGATATGTCCAGTTAAGTCATCTTCTGCCAACCTTTGTTGAATTATGACAAAGCAACCTGTCTTAGGATCATTCAGACGGGTAGACAGCGCCGAGTCCCACCACTCAATCGTCGTAGCAATGGTAGCCTCGGAGAACGCTTCCTGCGCCGCGTTGGGGTCATCCACCACGATGATGGAGCCGCCTTCACCCGTCAGAGCCGAGCCGACCGAGGTACTGAGCCGGGATCCAGCCCGGCTATTGTCAAACCTTGTCTTGGTATTCTGGTCACTGGTCAGCTTGAACCGCTCACCCCAATGGTCTTGATACCACGGACTTTCAATCAACCGGCGGCACTTCACCGAGTCACGCAGGGAAAGCTGCTGGGCATACGAGGCGTGCAGGAACTGAACACCGGGGCCGCTGGTCTTGCTATCGGTCGGCTGCGCCCACGTCCACGCAGGGAACGCCACCGAGGTGATGGTGGATTTACCCATGCGCGGAGGGATGTTGATGATCAGCCTGCGGATCTCTCCATCCACAATTGCCTGTAAATGCTCGGCAATGGCCATGATCGGCCAGCCCTCAGTAAATGTGCTGGGGTCTATGTACCGCCATGCGTGCCGTAAAAATTTGTAAAGGCTATCTTCACATTCGGCCCGCTCTATCTCTAGCAGCGTCTGGTCTATGTCCAGATTGTACCCGGCAAGATCATCCATCGTCTGATTCCGCAGCACGAACTTCTAGCAGCAACTGCTTCAGCCGCTCCCTCTGCTCAGGCTCCAGAGCCCGGACATTCAGCGTCCGCTGTTCTTCCACCTGCACAGGTCCGCCACCTTCCCCCATGATTTCCGTCTGTTTGCTGTCTTTCCAGTCTCTTGGGAAACGGTTCTTCATCTGGAACGTATAGCTAGTGGCATTGTATCCATCTATTGCCCCAAACGTCCCTAACTGTCCCTGAGCCTCCCACCATTCTTGGCTCAAAACTCTTGCCATTTCTATGGTATGACAAAACTCTGGGTATTCTTCAGCCCATCTGTAAATGGTTTTAGGAGTAACTCCAATAGAAACAGCTATTTGCAAAAATGACCCACCTCTAATGCCTACCTCTATGATTTTAGGTAGCATCCAGTCTGGATCATATAGAGTTGGTCTGCCTAGAGCTATTGCCTTGTATCTCTCTGCCTTGTCATTGGACCCGGGTTCCGTAGCAGGGATTTGACCGCCAAATGCTGCCTCGGCTGATCTCCAAGTCTTAGCCTTCTCACTCTTTGGCTTCTGCTTTGGTTTTGGTTTTGGCTTTGGCTTTGCGCCTGACTTTTGGCTTGCTGCTGGCATCGTCCACAACCCCTCCGGCTGGATGATCAATTATCTCCCGGATCATAGCACGGATTCTATGGGCTACGACAGAGTGCTGTTTGCCTGCTGTGTAGTCCCAGATCTTTTGGATGGCCAAGAAATAGGGATCAACGTCATGCGCAGCAAGGATCAGCCGGACTTGCTCACGCTCTTGGACAGCGTTCCAGCAATCGCAACGGTCAACTAACTGTTGGGCGGCCTTGGTAAAGTTCTGCACGCAAATGAACCCCACATCCTACGATATTCTTTAGTCCAAGATCCCGGCGAATATGCAAACGTCAGATATTCTTCGCCAGTCTCCTCATCTTGCCAGACTGCAAGTTTAGCCGCCTTCTGGTGGATAGCACGGCCAGAATAAATCAAATCCCCATCAGGCTCCTCGTAGCAATAGCCATTGGAATCATCCATCGCAGGCCGCCGCAGCCAACCGGCCTGCCAGTGCCAGATCACCCGCTTTATGTCATCAGTCATCAGTCCCTCCAACTGTCAATCATTTAAGATTTCAACATCTTACACCCAAATCACCCCAAAAGTCAAAACATTCCTGCCCAAATACCCCCTGCCATTTTGGGCGGGTTTTAGTAAAAGAGAACAGAACAAGAATACGATACCCTGCCGAAGAAGAGGTGCGGGACATTTTTGTATAGAAGGTAATTATACAGAATTGTCCCGCTCCTCTATCTCACACCTTTCAGTAACATATCATTCCAATCACAACCTTCGTCCGGCAAGTCTACCTTTACATCCAGACCACTGATTGCCAGCCGGTTAGCTAGAGCATAGGCTTTTGCTTGGCCGGTAAAGTTGTAATCGTTATCCGCAAAGATATGGATTTCCTCGGCAATCTCAGGCGGTTGCCACTTGGCTAACAGAGTGCCGTTGATAGCCGCCCAGACCGGCATCTTATAGATAATAGCCGCGCTCATGGCTGTCTCAATGCCCTCTGCAATCCCCATAATTGGGGCCGGTTTCCAAAGTTGGACAGCACACCCATCCGGTAAACGTCCAGCCATCACACGTTTATTCGGTTCTATCTCAGCCTTGCGTCCCGAATCAGTCAGCAAGGTAATATGCAAGCTACTTCCATTACCTTTTTGGTCTGAGATTCTAGAAATCATAGCAGGGCAATTATGCGCAAACCCTTCCCTGATAGCCTCAGAGGCCCAGAAACGCCCGAGACGGTGTTTTAGGTAATCGTATACCGGGCCACCCTCTTCCGGGCGTCTGGAGGACCCCCAGAGGAGTTTACAGGCGTCTTTGTTCTTCCGATCTTGCTCGGCAACCGGCGATACAGTCATGTCAGGCTCATTGTTTAGGATCTTGTCTAATTCAGCAGCTAATTCGGCAAACGGCTTCTGGGAAACGCGGGAGGCCAATGTCATACCGTTGCCGGATCCGCATTGGTTGCAGTGCCAGATTCCGTCCAGGCCACCAGCGTACCTAAATCTGTCCTTCCCTGCGCACATCGGACACGGGCCATGCTTGCCGGTCAGGGCCGTAGCAGGGACGCCCACACATTCCAGAAGTTCAGGCCACCGGCCTCGGGCAGCGTCAAAGGTTCTCATGCCGCACCCTTCCGCTTCCGAGCATAGGCTTTGGCAATGTTGTAATGCTGGATCCAGCTCTGGGTTTCCATGCTAACGTACCGGGCTGGTTCTTTCTCAATCCGATGCTCGGGCCAAACACCGAGGCGTTTCTTGTACGCATGGGCTGCCCAACCATCTTTCCAGCCCCTGCTGCCGCAATGGCATAGCAAGTCAGAGTAAAACGCCTGTTTGCGCTCCAACGGCCAATCCTTGGATTTAAGAGTCTGCTTACTGTTACGGTCCAGTTCCATGAGGAACCCAGTAACCTGTTCTACTTGATCCACCGGCTCGGGCTTGTGTCCACAGTTCGGACAGACCGATATTTTAGGAGGTTTGAGATACGCGCACTTGGGACATTCTTTCGGCATCCGTTCTTTTTTCACAGCAGGGTTCTGACGGGCAGCGCCATCGTGCAGCGTCTTGTGGTTTATATCATCCACAAAGCCAAGCCTAAGAGTAGTGTCTGAGTGATCTAGGATCAGGCAATCTTTTTTGCCCGGTGCAGTCCGCAGACCGCGGCCAACCATCTGGACGTACAGCATCTCGGATTTAGTAGGCCGAGCAAGAATTACGCACCGGACATCCGAATCAAATCCAGTAGTCAGCACGCCAACATTGCAGATTACTTGGACATCGCCATTCTCAAATGCCCGGATGATCTTGTGGCGTTCCTCTCGGTCTGTAAACGCATCCATATACTCAGCATTGACCCCGGCCTCCTGAAACCGCTGCTGGAGGGTTTTGGCATGGATCCGATCAACGCAAAATGCCACGGTCGGCTGCCGGTCGGCCTTCTCAATCCAAGTGCTGACAATATCGGCCACCAACGCACCATCGGCCATCCGCTCCCCAAGATCTTTGAGGTTATAGTCACCGGCAGTAATCTTGACGCCTTCCAGATCGGGATGACCCGGAGCAAAAACCCTGAAGTCAGACAAATGGCCTAGCTTGATCAACTGGCCAAGAGTTGTCGGGGTAATGAGATCGTCCCATCTATTACCCATTCCACGCGCCCACGGCGTAGCAGAGAGACCAATGATCGGACGGTCCTTCCAGTCAGACCGCTTGAACCATTTGTCGTAAAAATTAAAATTTATGTGGCACTCGTCCACAATCGCAAAATCAGCATCTGGAATCTCACGCCGCATTAGGGTCTGGACCGAGCAAACCTGTACCGGCTGCCGCCAATCCGTCCGCTCATGGATACCCTGCACAACACCGATCTCATCAATGCCGACGCCTTCAAACCGAAATACAGTCTGATCAATCAAAGTCAGCGCCGGGACGACAAACATAACCTTGCTGTCCTTAGCCCGAGCCATACGGATGATCTCCGCAGCAATGATGGTCTTGCCTGCCCCGGTTGGTGCCATCAACACCGGCCTGCGCTTGCCTGATCGTAAGCTAAGTTTCAGCTTATCAATGGCGGCCTTCTGGTAATCTCTCAAGATCAAGTCAGTCATGTCATAGTCCAGTCTAAGCTAGATAATTGTTACGTCCAAGGTGGGATTTATTGCACAGCTAAAGCCAACCCCTACAGTAAAGTCTTAGTCTATGTGTCTCTTACTAAGTCCGTGTTTGTTGGTGGAACCTGAGCAAGGGACAAAGGGAACTATCCCCGCCATTTTACTGGCAGGGCGTCCCCTCGTTCCAATGAGATCTTGTTTGCCGGAGCCAACCGTCGCATCGGGACACCACTGGCTGAGTAGACCAGCAGCAGACACGCAACTTTCGGAGACTATAGACTCTCTCCGGTGTCCCCCCTTCGTGCCTTCGGGCTGGGGTTTGGCTATGGACACATCCCACAGTAACCATGTCCCGCTGGTGCCTGTCGTTTTTCACCGACGCCCGGATGCCCCCGGATTTCCAGCGGTAGAACCGAAGCTGTGCCTGTGCTGGGCAGAGGCGTTGCGGTTAAGTTCTTTGCGAGAGAGTCTTGACGGTGATACTATGTAAAGGTAGTATCCACTTCAAGAACCGTTCTTCCCGCGAAGAAGTTGTTCGGTTCTGTAGCCCCCCTTGAGCCTTGGCTCGGGGGGTTACTTTTTACAGGCTACCTGTTGCTGCGCATCCTGTCAATCAGAATAACAACCGCGGTGGGGATACGGTGTACACCGCCAATCCAATTGTAGACAGTGCGTTCGGTCACTCCCATCAGTGCGCCGAATTTTTTGTAGTCCAACCGCAGTTCTACCAGTGCCTGTTTCAGTTCATCCGCTTCCATTTCAGTTATCTTTCTTCTCTTATAAAGCGGGGGATCATAGGTTCATCCTAATTTTATCGTTGTTACTAACAGAACAATAGCCTGGACGCAACGTCAAATCCAAAGTCTCTTTGGCATCACCGTCGCCCTGATGGCAGTCACCGCAATATCGGTCGAGGACCGGTTGGACGTAACGCAGGTAGCTTACCGTGTCCTGCCGGCCCCACGGCGGAGGAGTAATCTGGCGAGGTTCGCGGGACAGTGCGATCGAGCCCGCGGCATACTCCGGAGC